TTTCAAACTTCATTAAACCTGACATAATCTCTGCTTTCTTTGATGCATTTGCATTTCTATAAGCTTTCTTTATGTAGTCATAGGTTTTACTAATCATTTGTTTTGCATCTTCAGGTGTATTACCATACTTGATTAATAACTTTTCAATCTTTTCTTTTTCACCCTCAGTAACAACTTCTTTTAATCTTCTGTCTTCATCACCAGTTCCACCAGGTGATTTCAATTTATAAGATGGGTCTTTTGCAGACATAGTGTAACCACAAGATTCCATTTCAGAATCTAATAGTTCTCTAATTTTCTTAATTACAAATTCTTTATTCACTTTTTCTGGTTTCCCTTTGTGTTTTGTGGATGCATATTTCTTAACAGATTTTGTATCCATTGATTTTGCTGCATCTTTGACAGCCTTACTTACTTTACTCGCTGGAACCTCACCTTTTTTATACGAGTGAACCAAACCCATAAACCTTTGTTGAGCTTTGGATTTGGAAGGCACTACTCTTTTCCTGAGTTCGCTTCACCAGGATTAGTATAAGTAGGAACTTGTGGTGTTTTGAATCCTTTTTCTAAACCACCAACACCCTCTCCTGCGAGATTGTCAATTTTAGTCAAATCAATTGGTGACTTTTCATGTCTACCACTTGGACTTGATTTTGGTTTACCTGCACCATTACTAAATACAGATTTTAAATCTTCTAATGCCATTATTCACCCCTTATGATTTTATTGATGATGTCTTCTGCCTTACACCAATCACCACAAGTTCTACCTTGTGTTTGGTTAGGGTCAACACTCTCATTCATTGGATACATAAATGCACCATGTGTAGATGGATTACTAACAAAGTCAAATGCAATAAGTTCAAAGTCATCACCAACTTTAAGTGCTTGTTTTCCATTATCCTCATTAACTTGTTCTACTGAACCCATACCACGAGAACTGATACCTAATTTGATACCATTCTTAAATAATTCTCTCAAGATATTACCACTTGGTGTAGTTAGGATTTCTACGGTTCCTAAAAGATTATCACCCTCAAAATGCATCTCTGTAATATTATGTGATACATTTTGTAAGTTCACGACTGAACTATCAGGATGGTCAAGTTCACCAAGTGCTCTACTTTGTTTAATAAAATTTTCATTATATTTTTTAGATTCACGAACCAATACTTCTCTTGGATATATTCTTCCATTTTGGTTTTTTGCATCTGCTCGTTGTAATACACCTTTAACCACTAACTTACCATTGTTCTCTTTTAAAGACTCTTGGATTTGTTGTGGTGATAATTCAAATGGTATATAATCTACAATTAAATTTCTCATTATTTCATCCTCTTCAACATTCCTACAACTTCTCTCATAAATTTAGTTACATTATCTTTGTAGGACTTTTTAATATCTTTTGCTAATTTTTTGTTTTCTGGTCTTGGGTCTCTTAGGAAACCTTGTTCAATGTTCATCATTCTTTTTCTGAACTCACCCTCTTGTTTAATTAACATCTGTAATTGTTTCTTAGTGATTCTTACATCATCGGGGCCTTCTTTAACATTCTTTTGATGTTTTTCCATTACTGATTGTAATGTTGGTAATGGTTGACCAAATTCTCTTTTTAATAAATCTATACTTTCTGTTAGGTATTTATCACTTGGATTATAGTTTTCATTTTTTGATTTCTTCAATAAATCTATTTGTTTTTGAAGTTTATCTATATATCTTTCTTGGTCTTGTGGTGACATTCCTGATTGATAGATATTTCGTATTTCATCACCTAAGTCATTTATTTTTTTATCTACATCATCTTTTGATTTATCACTTAACGCTTTAAGTATATCGTTTTTAACTTCAGCTTCCTTTTTTTCAAGTCTTTCTTTTTCTTCTTCACTAGCTCCAACTGAATTGTTATCTATGTCATCTACAAGACTATCTATTTTATCTTTTAATTCTGAATAATCTCCAAGTTTGTCTAATGTTTGTTTAATCAATCCACTATCTTTAGATGGCTCAAGTCCACCTTTCAAACCTTTTACTAAATTATTTTTTAACTTATCATCTTTTGATTTGGGTAAAAATTTTCTATCACCACTAAACCTTTCACCTTGTTGAACTTTACCTTGTTTCTGATTCATTTGAGCTCTTGAAATCTTTGAAAACAATTCATCTCTATGAAAATCTTCTTTACCAACTGGTAGACTACTCGTGTCTTTTAATGCATCAAGGTGTTGTTGTATGTATTTATCATCCTTTTTACTCATAAACTTTGCAAGTGGATTTTTACCATACAACATAGCTTTTATTTCATCTACATCTTTATCCACTATATCTACTATTTCT